AAGAAGAATATGAGACTGCTGAATTTACAAAAGGACCTTCTACAGATGGTGCTAACGAACCACAAATTAGTCCTGCAGAAATGTCTGCAGCTAATATGGAAAAGTTAATACACGATCAGTTAGAAGAGTCTAGTGCTGTATCAGTTTTAAGGCATACATTATTTGAATCTGCATTATTAGGAACAGGTATTATCAAAGGTCCGTTTAGTTATGAACAAGCTAAACACAATTGGGTCAAAGACCCTGACACAGGAGCAACAACTTATTCTCCAAGAGTACGTTTAGTTCCAAAAATAGAATCAGTATCTTGTTGGGATTTTTACCCCGATCCTGATGCAACAAGAATAGAAGATGCTGAGTATGTCATACAACGACATGTTTATACAAGAAGTCAGGTTAGAGATCTAATGAACAGACCTTTCTTTAGAAAAGAAGCAATAAAAAATTCTTTATCTATGGGTCCTTCATACGAACCAAGAGGATACGAATCTTCTCTACAAGACAGAGAATCTACAGATGAACTTAATAAAAATAGATATGAGATCTTAGAATATTGGGGAACTCTAGATACTGAACTAGCAAGAGAAGCAGGAATAGAATTAGATGATGATAGTGATGAACTTGATGAGATTCAAGTTAACTGTTGGGTATGTAATGGAGAGATTATCAGATTAGTTTTAAATCCTTTTACACCTACAAGACTACCTTATCTAGTATGCCCTTACGAAATTAATCCTTATCAGTTCTTTGGTGTAGGTATTCCAGAAAATATGGATGACTCACAAACCATTATGAATGGTCATGCAAGAATGGCGATTGATAACTTAGCACTAGCAGGCAATCTCGTATTTGATATAGATGAAACAATGTTAGTACCAGGTCAAGATATGAAAGTATTTCCTGGTAAAATATTTAGAAGACAAAGCGGTATGCCCGGTCAAGCTATTCATGGTGTTAAATTTCCAAACACATCACAAGAGAACTTAATGATGTTTGATAAGTTTAGACAGCTAGCAGATGAAGCTACAGGTATTCCTTCTTACTCTCACGGTACAACAGGAGTACAAAGCACAACAAGAACTGCAGCAGGCATGTCAATGTTAATGGGAGCTGCAGCATTAAGTATAAAAACAGTTATAAAAAATATTGACGACTTTTTACTAAGACCTTTAGGTGAAACATTATTTGCATGGAATATGCAGTTTAATGATGACTCTCCTGAAATTAAAGGAGATCTAGATATTAAAGCTAGAGGTACATCATCTCTAATGCAGAAAGAAGTTAGATCTCAAAGACTACTAACTTTCTTACAAGTTGCTTCTAATCAAAACTTGGCTCCATTTGTTAGATGGCACTCTATCTTATCAGAGATTGCAAAGTCTCTAGATATTGAACCTGAAAAATTAATTAACGATCCTGAACGAGCAGCGATCTTTGCAAAAATAATGGGAATGGCAAATGGTAACAAACAAACTGAAAGCAATAATCAACAGTCCCCAATGGCCTCTAGTGGAGGAACTCCTGCAGGAGCGAATCCAACTGACATTACAGGCGTTGGTGGTGGCAACATCGGTACAGGAGGTGTACCGACTCCAGGGGAGGGTGGCTTCGCTACAGGAACTCCTGAAGATGAGGGAACAGCTTAAATAAATGACATCGCAATATACAGGTAATAATATGCAATTACAATATGATCCTGAAACACAACAATGGTCATATGTAAACGTAGCACAAACTTTTATAGACACATCTACATTTTCTACTTCAGATCCTCAGTTTCAATATGGAAGTGATAATCAAGATGATCAAGATGATCAGGACGATCAAAATAATGGAGATCCGTGTCCTGCAGGATATCAGCTTGTAACTTTACCTGATGGCAGTTCTACCTGTGAAAGAATAGAGCCTATACAACAAGGTGATAAAGATAGAGATACCCCTGAACCACCAAAGCGTAATCCTTATGAAGATAATAAAGAATCTATAGAATCATTTTTTGAATTAAAGAATGAAGGTAAAATAGATTTTAATACTTACGATCCTAAAACTAATTTAGTAGAATATAATTCTAATCCTAATGAGACTACATTAGGGCAACTAGCAAAAGCATTTATTCCAGGAGTGGCTGCTGTAGAGTTTATAGATAATGCTATAGATGAATCAGAATTAAAAAGAGCAGGTATGCTAGTTGAAGGAGAAGACGGTAAAAAATTTATAAACCTTCGAGCAGTTCATGATGTAATGAAAACAAAAGTTATGAATCCCGGAGTGCCTGAAGGTAATGTATTAGCAAACACACCAGGTTATTTTGGATTAGAGGATACTAATAATTATTATAAAAACTTTCTTGAAAATATGAATATTAAAAAAGAAGATATGAAAGTATTTGGGTCTGCTAATGTGGGTGTAATATTTGATGAAATGATGAAATCTGAAAATCAATTTAAAGATATTAAATCAAACTTTGGAGACTTTAGCGTAATGGGTAGTAATTATTTCTATAAAGGTAAAAGATTAAATCAATCAGAAGTAAATAAGTTAATACAATCAGGCGTTACTAATCCTGCAGATATAATATCTGAAATACAAAAAGATGAAAATAAATATATTGTAACAAAACAAAAAACTAAGGCTGATTCTGATTCAGCAGATCAAAGTATACTAGATGATATAGATGATGCTATGGAAGATAGTGGTAGCGATTCTGGTCCAGGAACACCAGGTTATGTGGCACCAGGAACAGGGGCAACAGGAGCACCAGGTAGAGACTATGGAAGTAATGCCGCTGTTAATCGAGTGAGCAGAGAACTGCAAAATAAATATGCAGGATTTACTAAAGCAAGTCAAGATGCTGCAAGATCAAGACAACAAACTATAAAGAAAAAAGCAAAGTATGGAACTATGGGAAGCGGAGGAGCATTCCCTGGACAAAAAGGTGGCGGAGCACCGGGATATAATTAAGGAGATAAAATGGCAAACGGAATGATGAACGATCCAATGGCAACTCCCCCACAGGGTGGTATGCCACAAAACAATATGGCTCAAGGTCAAACAGTATCAATGGATGATGCTGTATTAGATATGCATTTAACAGCAGATGTAAAAAGAGCACTACAATCAAAAGGTGTAGATATATCTGCAGTACAAGATAAAGGTCCGAAAGAACCTGTAATAGTAATACCAGTTTCGGTTATTAGTAATAGATATCCTTCAGATAGTGTAGAAGGATCTATGAAAGAGTTCATACAAGACATGACTCAAAATAATCAACCAGTTTCTGCATCAGCGATGTCAGAAAGTCCTACTCCACCTCAGGGCGGATTAGGATCACCAACAATGGACAGGCCACCTATGACTGCTTAGTCGTAGCCCCAGTTAAAAAAAGAAAAGGGCGACCTGTTCTTCCACAGCACCCAAAGGAGATAAAATGGAAGAAAACAACCAAGAGATCCAAGAACAGGATCAAACAACCGAGGCTCTTCTCGAGCCTACACCTTATAGAAATAAATATAAAAAAGATTTAGATAAGGATGAAACAGACGATACAGCTACCGTTTCAGAGGACACATCTGATGAAGATGCCACTCCCACTGAAGAACGCCCTGTAGATGCTGAAGAGAAAGTGTTTAAGAAACGATACGATGATCTTAAACGACATTACGATTCTACTTTAGTAAAACACAAAGAAGAACTTGAGTCACTAAAATCTCAGATAAAAGAGAATGCTGACAAAATTAACTTACCTAAAACTAAAGATGAGGTAGATGCATGGAGACAAAAGTATCCAGACGTTTATGATATTATTGAAACCATTGCTTATACCAAAGCGGAAGAAAAAGCTAAAAAGGTAGAAGCTGAATTAAAAACTTTGGAGACTGAACAAATAGCAGTCAAACAAGAAAAGGCAGAAGTCGAATTAGCTAAACTACATCCTGACTACCAAGATCTTAGAAAAAGTGAAGACTTTCATAAGTGGGTAGAAGAACAAGATGAAGTTATTAAAGGGTGGTTATACAGTAATACTACTAATGCTAGATTAGCAGCTAGGGCAATAGACTTATACAAATCAGATAAGAATATTACCAAGCAAAAAACTAATTCTAAATTAGAAGCATCTAAGTCAGTAACCTCTACAAGTAAAAAAGATGTAGACGCTAGTACTAAGAAAGTTTGGAAGGTGAGTGAGATTAGTAAAATGAAACCTGCTCAGTTTGAAAAATATGAGAAGGAAATAGATCTTGCTAGAAAAGAAGGTAGAATAGTTAATGGCTAATCTTTAACAATCTTATAGGAGGATTATTATGGCAATATCAAAATCGGCAGGTTACGATAACCTACCTTCAGGTAATTTTTTACCTATTATCTATAGCCAAAAAGTCCAGAAGTTCTTTAGAACCGCATCAGTCGTAGAAGATATTACTAATACAGACTATGCAGGAGAGATTGAAGCCTACGGAGATACTGTTAACATTATTAAAGAACCAACAATTAGCGTAAGTTCATACACAAGAGGTGGACAGATTAACATCCAAAACTTGGCTGATGATCAACTACAGCTTACTGTAGACCAAGCTAATGCGTTCGCTTTTAAAGTTGACGATATCGAAGAAAGACAATCTCATGTAAACTTCGAGGCTTTGGCAACATCTTCTGGAGCATATGCTCTAAAAGATGCATACGATGAAAACGTTATAGCAGCAATGGTATCAGGTGCAGGCACAACTATCGGTTCCGATGGTTCAGGTACTGACACTGGTTTTGGTTCATCCGAAACAGACCCATTAGAAATCATGGCAAACGCATCTAAAAGATTACACGGAAACGATGTACCTTTTGAGAACAGATGGTTCTTAGCTAGCCCTGAGTTCTATGAGGCTCTAGCAAGTTCATCATCAAAACTACTAGACGCATCTGTCACTGGAGATGCAGCATCCCCTCTACGAAATGGTAGAGTAATGGATGGTTTAATCCAGGGTTTCAGATGTTATATGACTAATAACTTTGCAGCTTCTTCAACATCAAACTACTTTAAAGTATTGTTTGGTCACATGTCTTCAACTGCTACTGCTAATGCAATTGCAAAAACAGAAGTAGTAAGAGACCCTGACTCATTCGCTGATATTGTAAGAGGTCTGCATGTGTTCGGCAGAAAAGTACTTCGTACAGAAGCACTAATGGTCAGACACTTATTAATTGACTAATAGGAGGAATAACTAATGGCAACAGTCGATAAAACAACTGGCGGTACCGCAGGTCATCCTTCTACTAGAAGGAAGCCTTACTGGGTAGAGAATACAGTGGACTTTTCACTTTTCGATCCAGCAGCTAATGATGTAGTACAAATGTTAAATGTACCTGCTGAAACTCTTGTTATCAACGCAGGACTTGAAGTGCTAACAGCTTCACCTTCAAGTGTAACACTTGATTTAGGTGATGGTGGTGACGTAGATAGATACATAGATGGATTAGATTCCACATCTACTGGTCACGGTGCTCAAGTAGCTAACGCATCAAACGTAGGTCATGTATATGGCTCTGCAGACACAATTGATGTCAAAGTGTTAGGTGCAACTGATAACGCAAGTAAAATCAGAGTATGGGCAGTAATGTGTGATGTAAGCGGTTCAGACGAAACTGCTTCAAACTCATCATAATAATATAAAAAAAAGGGGGGGAGCGTATGCTCCCCTTTTACAAATATGGCAACTTGGAATAAAACAGATACTGAAACAAAAGAAGAAATATTACAACAAGAACAAAAAGATAAATGCAATTGTTCTGATAAAATTGATAAGCTAGAACAACAGATAAAAGAATTAAATACCAAATTGGAGGCAATAATATTTACTAGATAATGGCAACGTACTTAGTATTAGCAAATAGAGTTTTAAATGATTTGAATGAAGTAGAACTTACTTCTGCAAATTTTTCTAGTAGTAGAGGTATACAAACATCAGTTAAAAACTTTATTAACAGAGCGTTACATGATATCTATAATGAGGTAGAAGAACTGCCTAGTCTTCATAAAGAAACCTTTCAAGATACAAATGCAGGACAAAGAGAATATGCTCTCCCTACTACAGACTCTCCACAAACAGGAGATATACAGTGGCGTAAAATAGATTGGGATACAGTTTATTTAAAACCAAAAGAATTAATTACTAATGGTGAATTTACATCTAACATAAATAGTTGGACTACAATAGCAGGATCAGGCAGTGCAGCCTATAATAGTGGCGGTAATGGTCGACTAAGATTAAATGATTTTGCAGCTCATCAGTCATTTAGCACTAGAGTAAATACAGAATACAGATTACAAGTAAGAGCATTTGATTCTAATAGTACAGGACAAGCACTTAAAGTACAAGTAGGAACTGCAGCAGAAGGTACTCAAAATTTAAATACAACATTAACTGTAACTGATTTTGGTGAAGGTGAAGTATTAGATACAACCTTTACAGCAACTGCACAAACTACATTTGTAACTTTAAATAATCCTAGCACAGCGACTAACATGGATATAGATTATGTTAGAGTGTCTAGAAACATAAGCCCTAAAAGATTACGATATATCTCTTATGATGACTACATTAGACAGTATGCAGAAAGAGATAAAACAAATTTAAGTTCAGTACAAGGTGAGCCTAAATATGTATATAAAACACAAAGTGGTAAATTAGGTTTAACACCTGTACCTGATAGGAGTGATTATTCAATTGTATATGAATATTTTAAGAAACATACTGAGTTATCTTCTTCTGGAGATACTCCTGATTTGGATGATAGATACGCTGATTTAATAGTCACAAGAGCAAGATACTACGCATATAATCTTAGATCTGATCCTGAACACGCAATGATTGCACAGAAAGAATTTAAAGATGGTATGAAAAGATTACGAGCAGATCTAGTTACTAAAGAAGAGTATATGAGAGACGAAAGAGTTAATTTAAGATACTATGGTAAAGGAATAATGTAATGCCTAATACATCTCAAATTGCACCTACAGTTGTAAGTTGTTTTGGAGGTTTAGTTTTAAACAAAGATGTATTCTCAATGAGACCTGGAGAGGCTTTACAACTAACAAATTTTGAACCTGATATAGCAGGTGGATATAAAAAAATACTAGGCACTACAAAATACAATAGTAATATAGTACCTCAAGTATCATCATCTAGTGAGATTGTAGATATGGTTGCTATATTTAATGATGTAGTTTTAGCAGCTCGTGGTGGGACAATATCTCGTGCAGGCACAACAGGTAGTTGGACATCTGTAGTTACAGGTAAAAGCACAGCTAATCGTTATGACTTTGAAAGATATAATTATAACGGAACAGAAAAAATAATGATAGCTACAGGCGGAGATGCAGCTTTTAGTATAGATACTAGTTTTAATGTAGATGTTATAAATGCTACAGGTGGAGGAACAGCACCTACTAATCCTAAATTTGTATCATCATTTAAAAATCATATGTTCTATGCAGGCATGTCTAATGCTGTATCTACTGTACAATTTTCAGGTCCTTTTACAGAAGATGATTTTGATACAGGTGGCGGAACAATAAAAGTAGATACAACTATAGTAGGTCTAAAAGTTTTCCGTGAAGAATTATTTATATTTGGCGAAGACAGAATATTTAAAATATCAGGAACATCAAGTTCAGACTTTGTAGTTGTTCCTGTTACTAGAAAGATAGGATGTGTTGATGGTAAAAGCATTCAGGAATTAGGTGGTGACTTGATCTATCTAGCACCAGACGGTTTAAGAACTATTGCAGGTACAGAGAGAATTGGTGACGTAGAATTGGGTACTGTATCAAAACAGATACAAGATAGGATAGCTGATATAGGAACTGATAATATAACATCAACCATAATTAGAAGTAAATCTCAATACAGATTATTCTTTCCTACAACTGCACAAACAGAAATATTAGCAAAAGGTATTATAGCAGTATTAAAAGCAAACCCGGAAACAGGAACATTAGGATTTGAATATGCAGATCTAAAAGGATTAAAACCCTCTTCTACTGATTCGTTTTTTGTAGATGATGTAGAAACTATAGTTCATGGTGGATATGATGGGTATGTATATAAGCAAGAATCAGGTGGCGTATTCACTAGAGCATCTGATACAGAAACAATAAGAGGATTTTATAGATCTCCTGATATGCCTCTAGGAGATCCTGGCATACGAAAAAGTATGCAAAGAGCATTAGTAAACTATAAAGTTAATGAGGCAATAGATACAACAAATCAAACATTTAGATTACGATATAACTTTGATGATACAAACACACCACAGCCTGATTCTTACGCATTTTCATCAGCACAAGTGGCAGCGTTTTATAACAGCGGTTTATATGGAACATCAGCTTATGGTTCTTCAGGATTCCCTTTAGAAAGAGTATCTGTAGAAGGATCAGGGTTTGTAGTAGCATTTAAACTAGAAGATCAAAGTTCAAAACAAGCGTTATCATTACGAGGATTTGAATTAGAATATGTTAATGGAGGAAGGAGATAATGGGGGCAACCTATACAAGACAAAGTAGCAGTAGCATCGCAGATGGTTCAGTTATTGAAGCTTCTCATTTTAATAATGAGTTTGATCAATTACTAGCAGCCTTTGCTTCTAGCACTGGTCATACGCATGACGGCACTGATGCAGAAGGTGGTCCGATAACAAAGTTATTAGGTAACACCCTAACCTTTGGTGCAGGCACAGCAGGAACAGATATTACGATTACCTTTGATGGTGAGACTAGTGATGGTGTATTAAAATGGATGGAAGATGAGGATTACTTTGAGTTCTCAGATGATATTCTTGTAGCAAGCACAGAAAAATTACAGTTTAGAGATACTGCAATATATATTAATTCATCCACGGATGGACAATTAGATTTAGTAGCAGATACAGAAATACAGATTGCAGCCACTACAATAGATATTAATGGTAATGCAGATATATCAGGCAACTTAGGTATAGGCGGTAATCTAACAGTTACAGGTACTACAACATTTAATGGTGGTACTTTAACTCTTGGTGATGCTAATACAGATAATATCGTTTTTGGTGGAGAAGTAGATTCTGATATCATACCTGATGACGATGACACACATGATTTAGGATCATCAAGTAAAGAATGGAAAGATTTATATATTGATGGCACCGCATATATAGATGCTCTTAATTTAAATGGCACAGCAGTTACATCAACAGCAGCTGAACTAAATATACTAGATGGCGTTACAGCATCAACAGCAGAACTTAATTTATTAGATGGTGTAACATCTACTACAGATGAATTAAATTTAGTTGATGGCATTACAGCAGGAACAGTATCTGCATCAAAAGCAGTTATTGTAGACTCTAATAAAGATTTAACAGGTCTTAGAAATTTAACAATATCAGGAGACTTAACAGTATCAGGTGATGATATCACTATGGGTACAAATACTGCAGGTAATCTTTTAATAGCAGATGGTACAAACTTTAATTCTGTAGCTGTAGGGTCTTTATCAGAAATATCTACAATAGCAAATGATGACGTATTCTTAGCAGTAGATACTTCAGGTGGAGGACTAAAGAAAGTCGCTAGAAGCACAGTTGTAGCAGGACTTGCAACATCTAGTGCTATATCAAATGTAGCAGATGAC